ATTACTATCAGTAGCAACACCATCACACCAATAACAACGAATAGCATTTTCTGTTTCCCAAACTATTTTTGCTTTAATACCATTAGTAGTATCAAATTCTAATAATTCATTATTTACATCATTTACATCATTAAATAATGTACGATAAATACCATAACCAAATTTATCCAATGAAACCATTCCTATTTCTGAATTGGTACCTACATTTGATTTTAAAAATAAAATAACAAAATTGGCTTCAGCAACCCAACCAATAGGAAGATAACGGTCATTATCATTTCCATTATCAGGTTTAATAGTAAAACCTACAACATTACCATATTGATTTTCCCAAGAATAAGTTTTATCAACATTTGTAATTATACGTCCGTTATAAGAAATACGTGCAGAATCTTTAGCTTGGAACATTTTATCCAAGTCCATCTGCATACCGCCAGTAAATAAGTTTTTTGTTTCAGCCATTAGAAATTATTTTTATTTGGTAATGGAAGTAATTGCATGTGTTGATTAGCAAGATATTTATATTCATTAGCATCTGGCATTTCATCATTACCACGAGCTAGTCCACATTCCCAAGTCCAATCACGGTCAAGTTGAACAATGACATACTGTGGAGTTTTTCCTGAAATAAAATCTCTATACTTATACATATAAATTAAATATGTTGAAACAGCTTTAATATGATTATTCTTAACCATTGGCCATCCATCTTCATCTAAATAAATTCCCATATAAGAAATACCTACTTTACCATTCTCAATAGTATTAAAAAAAATTTTATTATTTATTATTGAATAAACAGCATTACTACCACCAAAAACATTTAGTTTACCTGTAGCTTGATTATTTAAATTAACGGCAGAACGATTAGCAAGATTATTTGAACCTTTAGCTGGAACAATAGATGGTGTATCATCACACGTATCACAATCATCACCTTCTCTTGGAGCAACTCTTCTTTGAATAACTAAATTAGAAATCGTTCCAGTAATAGAAGTTGTTGAACTAAGTAAATTAAAATTAACTGTAGCATCACGACCTGTAATTATTAATCGTGAAACCATTGTATCAGCAATAGCTGAATATGGAAGTAATATTGCATTTATTTGTGCTGCAAAGTCTGTTAAAATATCAGGAGTTGTTTCACCACCAACAACTAAATGCTGAAAGCTATTTGTAACTAAATTACCACAATCATTATTTGTAATAGTTAGAATAATTAAATCTCCAACTAAAAACACTCCTGAAAAAACGTAGGCAATAGAGCCAGCCTGTCCAGGATTACATACAATCTTATTACCGGAAAGATATCTTTCAGGAGTGGTAACAACTGGAGAACTTTTAGCTTTATTAAACATTCTAAAATCACGTTTGGTTACATCCAAATATGTTTCGCCAATCTTTAATGCATTTAAATAAATAAAATTATCTGGAACACAAGCTTGATAATCTTCAACCTCTAGTTCACACTCAAATCTTTTATATGTATCACTAGATCCAATTTTTGTTTCAGCTTCATAAGCCCAACGAGCAAAATCTTCCAATACCTCATTTGGATTTTCTAATTGAAGTAAAGTCATTGCAGCATCGATAGCCGAATAAATACTTACATGTTGTTGTGAATTTAAACTCATAAATTATTTTTGTTGAGGTGCGTATTGTTGATTTCCATCCATTGTAATATCTAAATATTCTTTACCTAATTCAACTTGCTTCATAATTAATTTTTTAATTCTTGGAGCAGTTTTAAATTTAAAGTTTCGAAACTTTTTAGAGCATGAAAGGAATAAAAAAGTAAATCTATAATCGTATTTACTCATATCAATACCAATAGGTAAATAATGAGTACACAATGTTTTTACGGGTAAGCAAAAGTTTTTTGCAAATAACCGAACTGGTTCATTATTTTCAATAGAATATTTCATTCCATTTAAATAATAATAATGAATAATCTTTGAAAATTCATCTTGACTTAAAACATAACCATCTTGTGTCGTAAGCATTTTATTTGCTCGACAATAATCATAGATGTCTTTCATCTTAAATTGTCTAGGTATCTTCCCGGCCATCGTTTATTTCGTCAGTTTTTGAAGATTGAACAATAGTTAATTCTCTTGGGAAAATTTTATCTACAATTTTTTGATAAACATCAAGTGACAATGGATAAGCGTCAGTCATTGGATTAAAACATGTAGGGGTACATCCTTCAGTTGAATAATTATAAGCATCTTTTGGTTGCTCTGCAATTAAACGAACATTAATATATTTTGTTTTTTTAAATTCATTTTTAAACATTACATATAATGTATTACCAATAAGAAATGAACGATTAACGTTTTTACCAAAATGTGTTTTTTCACGAAAAAAAACATGATTAGCCTTACTTACAATAATTGGATTTTGTTTATTTATAAAACCAACCCAAAGAGCAGGACTATTACCACTACCCATAACAGGAACAGGAATTTTTACTTTTTTAATATTGCATCCCCATTTTAATAATTCGCTACAATTTTGATCAGTCATATCCACTTCAGTAAGTGGAACAACTCCTAAGTCTTGTTGAAAGATTGCATCAATTGATAAATTCTTCAACATCATTTCTTTTAGAATAGAAGCACGATAATACCGAATCCAAAATTCAATCTGTCGAGGATTTAATTTGTTATCATCCGAATTACCTTGCCCTGCCTTTGGACTATTACGGATATTATAAATAAAACTATTAAGACTTTCCATAAATTAAAAATTAGCAAGTAAGCAAATATAAAAATAAAGGTCGGGATTTCTCCCGACCAGTTACATATTTTAAATAAAAAGTTTTGATTAAAGTGCGTTAATCAATGCAGTTAATGCAGCACCTTCGCCAGCATCACCATACCAAACAAGTTCCATACTTTTACCATCAACCGTTCCATCGGTAAAATTTTGGTCAGCACTTGGGTTGTATTGAATTACTACAACATCGAATGTTGAGTTAGTAATTAAGTCAGCACTAATACCATCTACAATAGCTTGAGCTGGAGTTCCTGAAGAAACAGTTCCAGCAACACCCACTACATAAGCGATAGTTCCTGCAGTAGAATCAGCATATACATAACCAACCATACTGTTCTTCAATGTTTGAGAAGCAGTGATCGTAAGAACACCAGCAACATTTGAAGCAGTATAAGGAGCTAATGTATCAGCATCAATCAATGCTTCAACAGCATTTGCAATTGTAGTTACAGTATCGCCAGCAACAACAGTGTACTGATATTGCTTTCTCCAAATTTGACGGCTTTCACTATTATCAACAATAGTTACTTTTACAATATCGCCAGCAGCGTATGTTCCCGCAAAAGTGATAGTCAATGTACGAGCAGTACCCGCAGCATAAACATGTGAAACAGCACCCAAAAGAGAATCCGCAGAAACTACAAATGAAGGTGATAAATCAACTTTTCCACTAGCTAAAGCTGGTGTGTGCCCTTGGGCAAGAATCGCTCTGCGATTTGGTCCAATATTAATTCCCATAAGAATTTTTTATTTTTTTGATTTTGAAAATTATGTGTTAGCAGTTTTAATTTCGTTCATTTGAACTTGATAATTTGGATCCTTGACAGTACCTAACATTTTACGAACAGCGATATTTACAATCTCATTATGAGTAGCTAAAGGTAAATCACAATTTACATTATTAGTTGGATTTGTTTCATCATTTAAAACCGTTACCGGTAATTTAAGATAAACTAAATCAGCACTAACAAAATTTGTTATTCCTTTTATATCTATAATATCAACTGTTCCATTATTATTTGTTAAATAAATAGGATTTTCATTATCCGGAACATTAAATGGATCCCGTTGGCTTTCGTTATAATCATCCCATTTCATGGGTTTTACAGGCGCCGACCTTTGGTTATCGCATATATCAGTATAACTTGCAGACAAAGCAAGAATGTACATAAAACTAGGAACATTGATATTATTCAATGTAATTATAGGAACAGTAAAAGACTTTTTACGAACCAATGAAACAAGGTCTTCACGTCTTTTTTCATTAAGTTCAAATTGAGCATACCTTTCTTTAGTGAATTCGACAATAGCCTCATTCAAATAAAAATCTTTTTGAGTTGAATTAAACCAAGGATTACCTGGCTTATCCATTAACTCATCACAGGCGGTATGCATTTGAATTATAGTCATTACTCTTCAGTTTTAGCAAGTTCTTTTTTATTAGCCTCTAGTTTTAACTTCATATCCTTAACCTTTTTATGGAATGCCGGAACTGATTTAATTTTCAATGAATGACCATACATTTCGATTGCTACTTCAAGGTTTCCCTCGGCAACAGCCTCTTCTGCAAGTTTTACATATTCCAATCTTTCAGTTTCCTCTTCAGTATTTACAACTGGAGCAGACACAGGTTGCGGAGCTACCGCTACTGGTACTGGCACGATTCCTTGAGTATTTTTAATACCGAGTTGCGTATTGATTGATGGTATTAAATCTGAATTTATTTTAAGCCAATTAATAGCTTGTTCTTGGTTAATACCAATTCGTTCATTATTAAAAAACCATAATCCTTGCGCTTCACGAATAATCTTACTTTCCTTTGCCATAAAGAAAACTTCCTTATAAACTTTATCAGGAGATTCATACTCTTCCAATACTTTAGCTGGATTCTTACGAACAGCATCATATACCAATTTCTTGATAATGGCTTCGCTAGAAGCAACGTTTACTGGAATAGCAAGTAATCGAGCAAACATAAAAAGCTTTTGACCTTTTAGTTCACTAATAATCCCTCTAACTTTTCCTTCTAAGTCCATTTTCTCAACATCTTCAATTGCTTGAGCATGAATATTTACAGGAAGAAAAACAGGAGTGTTAGATTTACAATAAACTATATGATCTTTTACATGAAGATATTCTAAGCAGTCATTGATTTTTGAAAAACTCAATATCTTTTTCTTATTATATCTTGTTGTTTTTGGATTACCATGTTCATCATAAAATTGACGATAAATACCATTATGATCGGTATAATCTCTAACTACAATTGTTCCCACACGCTTCGGATTGACCAGGCGGATTTCCGCCTGACCAGTTTCCGGAAGCATTATTAATTCCTGATAAACTTTAGTCGGCAATAAATCTTTTAATGCCTGACTAATTACTCTTTCTTTCTCCATAACTTTTCTTTTTCTTTTTTAGTTTATATTCAATTTACTTTTAAGCCATTACAAGCATACCGCAAGACAATGGGTTTCTGATGATGTAACCACCTTCAGTCAAATACTCACATTTAAATGAGTCACTTGAATTGGCAGACATCATTGTTTTTTGGTCAAATGGATTTACCATACCTGCAATATACTTACAGATATATCCTCTTGACATTCCTTCAGCACCTTTAACAAGACGCTCGATGTTTGATTCACCACCAACCATATCAAAGTTCATAAATACCATACGGAAAGATTCCTTTGGTAAACCTGAATTTGCATCAATATTGTTTCCGTGTATGTTTGGATCATCAAAGATTGGAGCATCAACCAATGTCATACTAACACCAAAAGCATTGTATGAAGTAAAGTTTACACCAATATTCATTTCCTTACCAACAGCAGCATTGTAAATCATATTTCCGTTAGTCATAACAAATGCTTTCATAGCATTAGCAAAAGCTACACGTCCACCAGAACCAGTGTATACTAACCAATGTTGACCTTTTTTACCAGTATTTAAAAACAATTGCATCAAGAAATCTTGAATACGTTGTTCAGTTAATATACCATTATATGTATCAATATTTGCAGAGTCAATCTGACGAAGTAAACCATCACCTTTAATGATTGGACGACCATTAGTATCGAACATTGTTGGATTACCATTAGAATCCATTGTAGAAATTGAATACCAAGCATCTAATTCTTTTTCGTAACGGAAATCATCTTCAGCAATCATTTGATCAGTGAAATACCATAAACGGCTTCCAGCATTTTCAATCCAAGTTACATCAGTCAATGCAGAACCAGAAATACTTCTAGCCTTACGATTGATACCAATGTAATTTGTATACCAGTCTGGATAAACGTGGTTTTCGTATCCTTTTTCAGAAGACTCAGTAAATGCAGTACCAATTTTACCAACAGTAACACCAGCTAAAAGAGCTGCAGCTGCAACAGCTGAAGTTCCAATAATTGATGAATCTTGAAGTTTGTAAGTATAGGTATATCCTCCCGCAGAAGCTACAGGTAATCCGATAATAACACCTTGGTTACCATCAGCAAATCTGATTACGTCATTTGGATTGAAATAATTCTCTTCAAATTCAACAGTTGCTGAAGCATGTGCTGAACCATCACCAGAAGAAGTTCCAGTACAAGTCGATGGACGATTTGTACGACCTAATATTGGCCATGAGAATTTTACATCACCGATTAATTTTTCTTTTGCAAAACGACCTGTTCCTTCGGTAAAATAGGCAACAGAGTATTGTGGAAATTGACGAGTTAATTTACGCTCGATCTCAGGAAATTTCAAGAGATTCGTCACTAGAGCATTACTTTCCATGGTTTCATTACCATAAGAACCTTTGTATGTACGCATTTTAATTTGGTTTTTGATTAAACATTTTAATTTAATCGGCTACCTAAAATACAATCTTTTAATCTTCTCCTACAAACCTTCTTGGATCAAAAGCACCTTTGCTTGTTGAAACATTTACTTTGTTTACTCCTGGCATTTCTGCATTTTTTAGAGTATTCAAAAGTTTGGCAGTAGCAGAGTTTTCTCCACGACTTTTTAATATTTGCTTTATCACATTTTTATTACGATAGATGAAAGCTATTTCAGCTAACTCTGATTCGTTTGCAGTAATCTCTCTCAGGAATTTACCACTTGTGATGTATTCATAATGTGAACCTTGAAATTTTTTAAGGTCAGAATCATTTTTAGCCACTTTAATATCAAACATCGTTTGAGTATTTTCTAAATGACTTTTTAGTTTCTCTTTAGAATACATTAAATCTTTATCGTTCATTGAACTCGATTCTTTATACTCTTCCTTTTTTTTATTTTCTAGTTCACCAACGTATCCGTTGATTCCATTACGCAATTTTCTAGCTTCGATAACAAGAACACCACTGTTTTCCATTTTTTCAACAGCAATTTCAGCATCTTCTTCATTCATACCATTAAGGACTAAATCCTTAATCATCAAAGCATCATCTTTTAATTTAAGAACTTCATTTAATTTTAAAATCTGTTCGTCAAATTTAGAAGGAGTAGTCTTCATACGAAGTTCCTCATTCTCTTGTTTTAACTTTTTAATAGCCTCAACAGTTTTTTCGATTGGTTCATTTTCTTCAACTCCAAGTTCAGTATAAATTTCTTTTGAAATAACTGGCTTTTGGTTATTTGAATTTTTATTATCAGAATTATCGTTTTGTTCAACTTCTAATCGAACAGTTTTTTGTTCATTAGTTTCATCATTATTATTGGATCTTTTATTTTCATCAAACCCTTTTTCATCTTCATCGGCTGAATCACTAAAATCACTCCATGTCAAAGAACCATCATTATCGGTATTTTCAGTTTCTCTATTATCGGTTTTAGAATTATCTTCTTCACCTTTATTATTAACTTCACTACCATTATTTGCATCGATATTATTTTCAATATCTACATCTTCTTCAGCAAACTTTTTTGCTAATTCAATGTTCATTTCATTTTCATTTGCCATAACTTTTCTTTTTCTTTAATACAAATATATATAATTATTTCTTTGAAGTACTTTTTGTAGGGGCTTTTTTATCGGGTGCTGGTTTGTTTTTACTGTCCATCATCTTTTCACGCTCAGACTGAATCTTTAAATTTGTTTCTTCAATCTTTGTACGATTTTTCATATCCGTAGTTTCTTTTGCTCCACGCATTAACTTGTCATTACTAATAGCCCTACCTTCACTCATAATATGAGCAACTTCAATTTTGGTTTTAGAATCCATATCTATATCGTACTTTTTCAACTCATTAGCCTGACCAGTAAGTTCATTTGATTGTTTAATCAATTCATTCTTTTGTTGCTCAATTTGAGTTTGTTGTGCTTGAACTTGTTTGAATCCATTTGTAATAATATTTTCAATTTCAGTAGCAGAACTGGCACGAACAGAACGAATAGCACTTGAAGGATCAATAGCACCTGAATTAGCATATTGCATAATTAAAGCAGCCATAGTTTTTCTATCTGAAAGTTCCTTTGCATTGTTTTTTACAAAAATACCGTACTCATCTTTAGCAATTGATTTATCAATATGAAATGTTTCCATGCCGGTATCTCCAAAAATATTAACCATACGACCTTCATTACCCCAACAAAAAGGCATAATATTAGCACACGCTTGTAAAACATCACCAACAACCTTATAATGTATTTCATATAAAGGAGCAGTAATTAATGTAGATTGCATTACATTTCTTTCATTTACACCAACCAAATCTCCAGACTTATTTATTCCTGATCGTGCAGCACTAATACCTGTCATTCTATCTGCTGTATCATTTAATAATGCAAGAAGGTTCATTAACTGTTGAACACTATTTGATAAAGTAAAATCTACAGATTGAAATTGGTTAAAACCATTTCCTCCATACTTATTACCTTCTTGTTTACTATTAATAAGGATAAGTCCTGAGTTCTTGGCATGATAAAAAACATCTTCTAAAGGAATCTTTTCAGGCTTTTGACTTACATCATAAACAACCGACTTACCACCCGAAGCAGCTAAAGCCTTTTCAATATGATACCAAACAATGTTTGTCATCAATTGAACATTTTTTAATGCATCAACTGGCGATAATGTAACACTTGTAAAATTATTTTTAATACATCCGTAATAATCTAAAGTTGTATGTTGATAGTTTTCTTCTGGACGAAATTGATTTGGTTTTCTACCCCAATTAAGTAATAATTCATGACCAATAAGAATACCTTGTCTAACATCTGAACATCCATACTCACGAATATCTTCACCTTTTTTACCTTCATAATCATCTTCCATCATTTTATAAAATGGAGTTTCTTCGTCATAAGGATTTTTAGAAACCTTATACTTCATCATTTTAATTGAACGCCATTGAAGTTCAGTAACGCAAACAGATAATACACCACCATCATCAAAACGATAAAAATCAAAACCGAATCCTAAATCGTCAAAATATGAACGGTCACGTGTTGATAAATCTTCAAGCCATTCAACCTGTTTCTTGTCTAATTTAAATCTATCAAGAATTTCATTAATTGCATAGTATCTTCTATGTCCAGCAAGTGAAGCATTTTGAATAAATTCTGATTCAGAATCTTTATCCCAAATCATATTTCTAGGGTCAATCCTTTCAACATAAGGATCACCATTTTTTATATAAACTTTATAAAATTCTTTTGAGCAAATAGAAAGGTCATAAAAACCTCTTTTAAAAATATGGTCAAGACTATATTTTTGAACTAAAAATTTTAATCCTACATTAACATTTACCTCAACAGCATCTCTAAATTTCATATTGGAAAATTCTTCAATATCTTTTGGAATTTCTTCTCCAACATCTTCATCTTCCATTGGCACACCAAGTAGTTCTTCCATCTCTCTTCGTATAGGACGAAGCAATGTTTCTACAGCGACACCAATTTTTTTTTCATTCTTTCTTGCAATAGCATTTCTATTAGTAACATTTACTGTCCACTCTAAACCTTGTGAAAGTAATTCTCCAGCAAGTAATTCTAATCGTGGAGCAATTACTGGCCAATTAACTAATCGTGCGGGAGCAGTAATTCCATAAGTGTCGGTCATATATTGAAATTGCTTATGGTCAAAAATACCATCTACTAATTGGTAATTTTCATGGTCTTTAATATTTTCATTTCTAAAAACACCATAATCATGATGATAATTTATGGTTGCAAGAATACAATCACGATGAAATTGTTCATCTTTTTTATTCTCTGGTATTGACTGTCTAGGAAAAATCATAAGTTATAATTTAATGTTGGTGGCTTAGAGCCAGATTTATTCATTCCCACATAAGTAATTTTACCTGAATCTTTATCCCTATGGAAACCAAATAATGATTCTTCTTTTTCTTCTTTTACAGGCTTAGCAATAAGCTTAATCATGTCCATATCGTGCATCAAACATAATCCAAAAGCCATTGCTTCATCCGTATTCTTTGTCCCAAATTTAGCTAATTCATGCAAAAGTGACACAAAAAAAATATTATCGCAATAATCTCGCACATATTCTGCAATTAAATCTACTAAAAGACTTTTTTGGTATTCCGACATATTAACTCCATATCGATTTGTTGGCTTTGCATAGGGAGCATCTGAAGATAATGGTCGTTCTTTTAAGTATCTTAACGCTTCTTTTTTATTAAACCATCCTAAAAAATAATCATCTGTATTTTCTACAAGTATTTGAGTATCAAAGTAAACAGCTAGTTTATAACAATTTTCACAAAACGTATCTTTTGAAGCAGGTCGGTCCAAATACTTTGCTACAGGAATATTTCCAACTGTATTTACACCTAAGAACCTACGGTAGACATACATACAACCTTTTGAACGGTATTTATTATCATTTGAACCTTTTTCTTCAAACTCATCATTTATATTGTAACTATCAACACCCGCTACGTGAGCAAATTGATAACCATCCAACGGAAGTGGTGGATCTAAAAGTTCAAAACAACCATTATCATCAAAAATAAATTCAGGTTTAGCACCAACAACACTTTTACCTTCTTTTGTTCTGGGCCATTCTAATCGACCACGAACAACCTTTCGGGAAGAAGTATCGGTAAGTATATAAGCTTTTTGATTATTAATCTTGTCAAGGTCAAATGGAGTATTACCAAGCGATACAAAAGCATCTTCCATGCTAAGTGGCATCTCTTGTTTAAAAGTATAATACGCAAGTTTATCACCTTTTTTTTCAGCCAAACGTTTTTCAATATCTTTTGTTGCACCAGCAACATCTGACTTTCCTGTACTCATATCAAAAAATCCGACATAAGCTTTTGAAGCTGGAATAAATATTGGTTTTAAATTATACTTTTTGGCATCATAAAGCATATCTTGAAAATCCCTATGTTCATGGGAAATCTGATTTGAAGTACCACCAATAATTGGAATACCAAACTGTTTAGAACCTTCACGAAAACATTCTTCAGAGTTGAGGTAAATTTTTTTAAGTTTTGAAACCTCACCACCCTCTTCAATAAACATCCATTTTAATGAAAGTCCACGAAAACAGTTTTCATCTTTTGCTATACGAAAGTGCATTTCTGATTGTAATCCTTTTGGAACCCATTCACCTTCAATTTTTTCTTTATAACCAGATATTAAAGAACCATCTTCTGCTTTTGAATAAGATTTTAATTTAAAGTATGGATCTATTTTATTGTAAGCTTTCATGACCTTGGCACGAAAGTCCATTACATAATCTTCTTTTTCGGAAGCTACTGCAGAAACACTATTTGGAAAAAATGACCATTCATGAAGTAATAGTCCAGCATTATTAAAAGAAAAACCCTTACGTCTTGCTTTTAAAACAATAAGACCGTAAGCTCCTTTTTCAGCTTCTTCAATTTCACAATAATATTCGTGATCTTGGTCACGATAAAAAGGATGACCTATTTTTTTACGATTTGTTTTTGGGTCAAAAGTATCAATGCTGCAAAAATTTAAATAAAAATAGTAAGCTCCCGACATTCTAGTACCTCCATTTGGAGTATATCCATTTATACATCGGTCATACTGTTCACTCCACCAATTCATATAATCAGCAGAACCCTTACGTAAAGAATAACGAAGAGGATCATGAACAGCCGGACTATATTTTTCTGCTAGTATCAGACTTTCATTGTTTTTTCTTTCTTTCTAAGTTTTTCCTCTTGATATGATAATGCTTCCTCTTCTTTACCATGTATCTGTACACCTTTTTCTAAACTGGCAATAATTCGTTTTTCTAATTTCTCTCTTGATTCAGCAGCTTTTTCCATTTTAATTGCCATATCGTTTACTTCGTCTAGATTTTTTGCATCAACTTTAATCCCTCGAAATATTTTTGTAATCTCATTCATCTTATCAGTCATTGCCCAATACTGGTCAAGCAATGGATCGTATTGTAACTTACGATATTCTTCACGTGCAAGATTAACTTTTGGATTACGCATATATCCTGTTTCACCATCTAATAAGTTTTCACAGGCTTGCTTTTCACGTTCCTCTGTTGGTAATTTCCTGTAGATAGATTTATAGTCTTCAACGGCTACTATCCAACGAACCATTCGTGAACCCATGTTCTTGTCTTTATAGACAGCAAAAAGTTTAGGAGCAAGTGCAATTGTCTTGTCCAGTAGGAATACATTTCCATCATTTTCTATATCTACTAAAGTCCCAAACATGGTTCTTGCTCATCAGTTATTAAACCAGTTTTATTTTTTGGTGTTGCATGAAAATCAAAAAAAAGAAATCTCATTCTTGTTCCTAAATAAAAATAATAATGAGGCTTACGTCTTATAATACGAGAAAATCTTCTATGTTTTTCAATAGAAGATTCACTTTTTGACTTTCTAATAATACGATACGAAATCATTAATAAGGAGATTTCATTTTCTTTGGTCCTTTAACTGGTGTAAGTTTCTTAACTCCCTTTGGAGCTTTTACAGTTTTTAATCCCTTCTGAGCTTTTACTTTTTTTTGTGACATAATATTAATTTTAAATTAAACGTGATTACTCATAAGAGGAATTTTTAATTCTCTCAATAAATTTATGACTAACACTTCTGCATCTAATTTATGGCGAAATTCATTCTCCATAATTTTTTTGCATATAGCGGTAATCTCTTCAGGAATGGAATAACCTACAACGGCTTTCCAATGACCTGTATTTTGACAATGATAATATAAACGATCATTGCATCTAGCGCCTTTATTCTCGCTAAAAATTTCTACGGTGTAATTGTTTTGTGACATAATTTATTTTACTCTCATTGCAAATATATATAAAAAAATAATACCTTTGACACTTCGGCAAATCCTTCAGCTTTCTTTTAAGCTACCCACGATGGATTAACGCTTCTCTCGCATTTAACCCTCGGTAACGGGGGTTCGGTGTTTAATATAAAAGCCTATGCAGAAACCAATAGTTATTATTTGTGATCTTCAAGTTTCATACTACAAAGAAAACAAAACGAATAAAAAGCCCGAAACACTAAAAACAATTTTTAAAAAAGAATCAATTACTGTTTGGGATGATATCCAAACAATACCCGGCAATCTAATCGAAGCGTATAAAAAGAGATTTGGAAAAGAGATTTCAGATAAAACTATTGTTACCGAAATACAAATTATAAACTTCCACCAATCATTCGGTCCAGTTAATTATATCCCAAAAGAAGGTTGGCAAACATATAAATAAATAATTATGAAAATAAATCTAATAATCTTTATCGCTATTTCCTCAACAGCAGTATTTGCCCTAACAGGTTATTTCTGCATCTATCCATTAATTCTTAAAAACCAAAACTAATTTTCTATAAAACAAAAAATCCAGAAGATATTTCTACCCCCTGGACTTCTTGCAAAACATAAAACATTGTTCGATTTTAAGACAAAGAAAGAACTATTCCAAAGATAATAATTAATCCTTACCTACAACACCCCTCTTCCAACCAATAGCATTATCTTCCGTATCTACATCATCAATCCTTACCATAATCCTCGTATTACTTACCCAACTTAAAAACCATCCATAATACTTTGTATCTCCTTCATAACGGTAAATCCTCTCCCCACCTTCCATATCCTTTAATTCACTATTCAATAACGCATGGGCCGTCTCCTCATCCATATTCTCGTACATCAAATATCCCTGATCTATAAACTCCCTACCCCTATCACTAATCTGAAACTTTACCCTATAATATCCCCCCTCCACATTCATCTCCCTTTCTACCACCCCCACCATAACATCAGATTCACCTAATCGTACAACTAATCCATAACTCATACTACCAAACGTAAAAACCTTCCTTACATTCATCTTCTCAATATCATCCCTCACCACACCCCTTCTCAATAATCCACTAAATACCTTATCAAGCAACCTGGACTCAACATCCAAATACTCCTTTACCATTTGCTCAAACATCTCTATCCTCTCCATATTCAAAAATTACATAACTAACCCCTATTGCGTAAGCTTTACAGTACAAACACCCCCCCTCTATACTACTGAAAATTATATTTGTGATACCCCGGTACGGAGGTTATCACTAAAAAACCCCGATAATAAAATCAAAATGGAAACAGGGAGGCATCAATTCATCAAAAATTTTTTCATTTTGAAAAAAATATCGTCTAATAGTGATAAATTCTAATCATTTTTGACGATTATGTAGAACTAATTCTAATTATATCAATCAATCTATTACTTGTGAGGTAATCCCTTATCTACGTTAATCAACACTATAATTATGTGTGCTTTACTATCTATTGAGAATATTATATACGATGTAAAGATGTGTGATATTGTCCTAAGACTTTGTAAAGTTAGCGGAAATAAATGAGATAGTCAAGAATCTAAACGTATTTAGGTGAACATAGTCGTTTGTTGTCGGATAAATATATTATTATCATTGATTCTCAATGATAATAATTAATAGCCGTTTGTTGTCGGCTAAACAAATACAATAATGTTTAGGGGCTTTATTGTCTTTTGTATTAATTAAATATAAAACTATGAAACCATACATGATTTGGCTAATAATACTTGGAGTAAGTATTGTGGCAACAGCAATGATTAAAGGATTAGAGATATTCTTAGGAGCAGACAAAGTGTTCTTGGGAGCATTAATCTTAATGCCATTTGTATTCATTTGGTGTTTACTGACTGCTAAGAAATAGTAGTATTCAAAGGGCTTTAATGTCCTTTGATTATAATAAACCAATGCAGTGGTTCAAGATGGTTTGATTGAGCTGAGAATTCAATCTATTATAATTTAGTCAAAGGGCTTTAGTGTCCTTTGATTATTAACCTAAAACTAAATGTTATGAAAAATCAATTTGCTGTAATTGTACCAAAAGAATTTGGTAAACTAAACATTACAATCTTTGGAACAAACAACCATGTATCAAAGATTGAAAACCATTTCGTTACTGGATTAGACAATGCCAAAGCTGTATTAAAACAAAAGGCTAAGACATTCGCAGACGAACTGAAATTAAAGCATCCAAGTATCGTTATTGATGAATCATCACTAGAAAAAAGTGATAATAAAATTCATGGACATATCATGTTCAATGATGAAGATTCAAAATATGATGGTACTTGGGAATTACAAATGTAATTAATATCAAAGGGCTTTACAGCCCTTTGTATTAACTAACCTAAATTAAATACTATGAAAACTTACATTGTTCTTGGAACATATTACGGTGATTGGATTGAAAGTATGTCAATCGATACTTTAATATTAGCAGTCTTCGATAGCTTAGAAAAAGCAGAAGATTTTAAATCAAAACAACCACCAAAAATCAAAGGTGGATTTGATAATGAATACGAGTATGATGAAAACGGAGATGTTTGTGGCTGTAAAACAATATCACATTACGATATTGATGTTAATTACAGAATTGAAGAATTCGAAATTAATTAAACAAAGGGCTTAAGTGCCCTTTGTTTAATTAACCTAAAAACTAAATAGTTATGCATAAAGATTTAAAGATTAATCTATATCGTGGATTAATTGAAGATAAAGAAAAGCTTTACTTCAAAATTCAAAACATGAAAGCCTTCATAATACTTGAAGGAACAAATAGCGAAATGCTACAAGAATACATGGAAAGAAAGCATAAATTCTTGTGTACCAAAAAGAAATACAAAGACAGAATGTATGATTTATATCCAATCTATCTCTGGGATTTTCTAAGAGAAATCACATTTGATTCAAGCATGAGTGGATTCTTTGAATTCAAGTCAAAGAAAGTAAAATTTCATATCGTGCAAACATCGAATTGGGATGAATCAAAGAATTGGTATATTGCTATTTACTAAACAAATAAGGGTGCTTTTGTGCCCTTTGCTTTGTTTTTTAGGTTTACAAAGATAGCATTGAGAGAGTGTCATGCATGATTCATCGTGACCACAACTGGACAACAGAGTTTTAGGGCTTTGTTGTCCTTTGTTTTGTTACAATGTCGTAACAATTAAAAACTAAAACAAGTGAGTAATTTAAAAGCATTATTGGCGAAACGCCAATCAGGTGAGGCTAAATCCACCGTTCAATTGAATCAATCAGGTAACGTAAAAATCGTTTCCGTTGAATCAGAAGTTTCACAAAAAGGAAATGGAATGATTGTAATGATTGTTGAAGAAGAACTTGGTTTGAAACTTCAAAAGAAAGAATTCATGAGAACTTCTCAAGTGAAATACTTAGAAGGTTACAGAAAAAAGATGAACTTGTTATTGGAATTCAACAAAATTCCAGCACCAACTGTTCAAACTCCATTCGCTTTTGTTCTTGACGCTAATAAAGAACCGATTACCATCAACGCTGAATTAAAAGGCGAAGAGTTATCGGCTGAATTAAAGCGTACCAAAGAAGAACTTGGTTCGGATGAATTCATTACGGTTACAGACGATGCGGGTACTAAATTCCGAGTATTGGTAGTTGTTGACGAGTCAGCAATTCCAGCTTACAACGAGGCTTATGCAAATGCATTAAAACAATGTATTGATAAAAGTTTCTATTTGGAATTGAAAGAAAAAGATTCACAAGGTTATTGGAAGACATTCTATTTACCACGTAAATCAGCAAAATAATTATTTTGCGCAAAATAAGGTTAAAAGAGGGCAGAAATGCCCTCTCCTTTATATTGTACTTTGTATTACTTCGTAATACATTTTTTTTATAAATCCTTGCTTCTCGCTTACCCATAATGCTTACCCATAACGCTTACCGATAACGCTTACCGATAACGCTTAAAAACACAAAAGCTCTCTTGAAATGCTTTGCAAAACGCTTATCAGCCCACGTTTTTCAGTCGGGTTCTATCAGGGGGAGTGGCGCCAGACAATGTATTTATGTAATATGTAACCAACAAAAAATCAAATATATGAAAAGAATGAATTGTATTATTGTAATACTCATTGGAGTATTCATTGGAATGAGTAAAAACTCAAAAGCTACTATGATAATGACCGATCCTGGTCCTACATCTCATTATAGTCAATATTCAGATAGAGGTCTTCGAGGAAAAGTCATTAATAATGAACTATTAAAAAAAATTAAGACTGATGAACAAATTGTATTTACTGCAGGATCTGAAAAAAGAGTTAATCATGAAGGATGGACAAGATACTTGATAGTAAGCATTATGTTGATTGTATTGATTAAATTCTGGATTGCTGAAATTGCAAGAAGAAAAGCTAATAAGATAACAAAGTATCTTGTATTACATGCTATGCATTTCAATCTTGATTATCAATTAGCTAGTTTAATTTATCAAAGAAATTACTTAGATGAAACTGGACCTAAACACTTATTCTTTTTGTTTAGCTATAAACAACTGATTTCCAAGGATGATTTAAAAAGCTATAAAAAAATACAACATGATATAAATCAGAGTAGTATAAAAAAAAGCTTTGATAAAACAAATTGGCAAGAGATCAGAAACAGTTTGCACATTCAAGGAATTTAGATCTATTAGATTTATTATGTCTGTTTACCCAAAAAGAATTAACTCAAAAACCAACCAAAACTATAAGGAAATGAATACAAATTTAAAGGAACAGTTATTTGCTCGTCAAAGCGGTAATTTTATGGCTAAAACCCTACAGCCATCAACACTTCAAGGATTGAAAGAGGTATTAGAATCACGTCCAAAGAAAGAATTAGATGAACGCACGAAAATGAAAATTCAAGTATTCAAAAACCTGGAAAAAATCATTGAAATGAAGAAAATGACAGTCAAAAGAAGTGCAGATAAAAGAAGAATTGAATCAGTTATTGTTTCTGTTGCTGGCTTTCCAGTTCCATTCAAACCGATTGTAAATTACGATGGAAAACTAGAAATGATTAGTCTTTCAGAGAATGGATTCTTTAAAGGAGTTAGATTCTGGGGCAATGAATTATTTGGACACCATGTAAATTTTGTAGCTAAAAACTTTGAAGTATGTTAAGTCCAGAATTAGAATTTGAACGGGTAACAAATGGATTGTTGCCCGATTTCGACCTTCAAGAATTTAAGGATTGTGATGAAAAACTGTATCAAGCGATAATTGAAACGGTTCGATTATTTGGTGAACTGAAATACCATGAAGGTGTTCAAGATGCCACCACTGCTGCTATTAATGTAATCAGAAATCACGGTTTAGATGATTAAGCTTAAATTTGTATGGATGTTGCTCACTCATATAGTAACGCCACAGGAAGAGCATGAAGGAAGGCAAATGTATAACATCTGTTTTAAGGATGGAACTACAATTGAATACGCTTACAAGGAAGAAGTTTTAGAATACATTAAAACTGGTACTTTCGAGTACAATGAAGATATTTAAATATTAAACACGTTGATTGAAGCCAGCACTAATAAAACCGAGTGCGTGAATGGATCAATATAAAGCCGGATATCAATGTGTTTTTTAAATTTTGTTTACGGTATGTCAGGCTAAACTACCATCCTGTAACCAGCGTAGTTTTATCGTAAATAAATCAAGGATCGGGGCAACCCGGTCCTTTACTAATTAAAAACATATGAATCAATTAATGAAATTTGCGCAAGAAGCAATTACAAACAATCCTGAATACAAATCAAGGATAAATGAATTATTCCAATTATGCTTAGATGAAATTGATGAAGGTGGTTCAGAAGAACATGAGATTCAATTATGCTATTCTTCAATTTATGAATTAATAGAAAAACATTCATAATGAACGATTATCAACGCAGTTTATTTTGGACAAACTTCAATTGGAATTTGTACAAAGCATATTTACGAATTAAAAACCAACAGTCATGACAACAACAAGAGATGAAATGATGGTTTTATTAAAAGAAAAATATCCAAAGATGTTTTTAAAAACAACTGAAGAATTTAATAATGCAGAAAATGGTATTTGGACTACTTCAGAAAATGCTTCTGCAAAGGATGGATGGCCATTATTTAATTACTATGCAGAAGACATACAAGAAAAAAGATATATAATTGGTGTTCATAAAGAAATTTATAATTTCCTTGATAAACATAAATGGTATGCAGAATGGTATGATTCAGAAACTATAATGATTTGGGAAATTTAAAATATTTATCAATGCCTAATAATAAAATTACTTATTGGATAATGCAAAATGGAGAAAAAATAAATGTTGATGATATGACCGAAAGTCATCTCAGAAACGTACTTAAACTAATTTTAAGAAATACAGAAAAAAGAAAATTTAAACTTAATGGTGACATGGCTAATGAGTTTAATGAATCTAATTTATCTGATGAAAATGATAATAGATTTGATGAAGCTTCAGAAGTTGATATTTATTAAAAACAAAACTTTATGAATAAAGAAATAAAAAAGTTTAATGATTACCTCAGCAAAAGAATTGTTGATCTACGATCAACAACATGTGAAGTTCTTTTAATAGAAGTGCGAAATAAATTTAATGAAACATTTACTATTCAAGAATTAAAACCAAAAAAAAATAAATTTGAAAATGATTTTGATAAAAACTTTAAAGAACTTTGTTCTTTTGGAAATAATAAAAGTTGCTTACCAGCATTAGATAATGCATTACTTACAGAAGATGGATTATTAACAGTAACAGACCTTGAAATTTATTATCAATTACAAATTAATATAAAAGATAAAAAAGCAATAATTCCAATAAGTATTTTAAAAACTGTGGGAAAGTTGGAAGCAATTCTTGATGTTGAATTTGATAATATAACTTGTAAAGGAAAACTTATTACTAATAGAAGAGAAATGATATTTACATCATGTGCAATTGATGAATTTCCTCAGTTACCTAAATTTGTTTCCGAGAAGTGGCATTTTGCTATCATGCCAGAAGACCTTATTAATGCAAAGAAACTAATGACGTTTGCTGGAAATAATGATTTACGTCCTGTAATGAATGGTGTTTATTTTGGTGAAAAAATTGTTTCTACAGATGCTCATAAGTTAGCTTGGTTTGAAACAAAAAGCAATATCAAAGATGAGCGTTTCATTATTGACAGGAAACATATTCCATTTTTATGTTATGGTGATGTAAAAACATGGTATGAAAATAAGCTAAGCATAATGAATAAGCAATGCAAATCTAATTGGATAACTATTGAAAATCCATGGAAGAAAATATTCATTAGAACTACTGAAGGTATATATCCAAATTTTGAAGCTGTTATTCCAAAGATGGAAAATTGTCCTATTATTGTAAATATGGATAAGAACGATTTAATTCAAGGTATCAATGATGTACTTCCTTTTGCAAACAAAACAACAAACAAAATTTCATTTAAAATGAAAGATGAATTAGGTGTTGTTTCTTTACATGCTGAGGACTTAGATATTGGTAAAGAATTAAAAATATTTATTGAAACAAATAAAAAAGTTGGAGATATTGAAATTGGATTTAATGGTAAAATGATGTTATCAATATTAAAAACTATTGATGAATCAACTATTACTTTTAGTATGAGTGCTCCTGGTCGTGCTATTCGTGTAAATGAAAATGCTTTGATTATGCCATTAATGTTAGAGAATTAAATGTTTTGGGGCTTTCGGGCCCTTTACATTTAATTTATAATTATGGAATTTAAACCAACAGATAAATTTTTACCAATTAGCGTTTATCGTTTTCCTCTTGGTTCATGCGGAGGTATTACTGATTTACTTAAAACAATCTACATTCCTTCTCCAAAAGGAAATTATACATTTGAAGAAGTGGAAGACCATTTAATTTTTTATGAAGAAAGACGTGGTGAAGAATACTGGGCTTTAAAGCCATACATTCAACCTAAAGGACTTATTGGACCAATGGCTGGAGGTAACTTAGCATACAGTTCTGATTCACGTTGCAAAAGAGTTTATCATATACATGATAGATTTGAAACCGAAGAACAATATAATTCAAATTCAAATTAATATGAGAAGTGTTCAAGAAATCCTATTTACTACAGAAGAATTACTAACAGTTAATGAAGTAGAAATTCATTACAAAAAAAAATCAAAAGTTAATTACAAAATTAGAAGTTCTCAAGATGCATACATGCTTTTTAAAACATTGTATGATGATTATACAATGGAACATAAAGAATTCTTTTGGGTAGCTTATACAAATAGAGCTAATAAAGTTATTTCATGTATGAAGTTATCTGAAGGAGGTATTGCTGGTACAGTAGTTGAAGTAAGTCATATTTTGCAACCTGCTATTCTTTCTAATGCTTCTGGAATTATTTTATGTCATAATCATCCAAGTGGAAATCTTAATGCTTCTGAAGCTGATAAAGTAATAACAAAAAAGATTCAAGAAGCATGTAAATGTTTCGATATGTCAGTTTTAGATCACTTAATCATAACACATGAAAACAAATACTACTCGTTTCAAGATGAAGGAATCCTTTAATATTCTTTCTCCTGATGGATTTCCTATCAGTAGAGATAAAGAGTATAAAACAGAAAAAGAAGCATGGGAAACGTGCGATAAATGGATTGAAGGCTATAAACATCAAGGTTATTATTCTACTATTAGAAATGGCCAAAGATATAAAATGCCTATTGAAGAAATAAAAGAAAATTGTACTTTAATCAAAAATTGATTTATGAGTAATTTAAAAATAAAAAAATCAAAAAAACAATACGAAAACTTTTTAAATTCAATATCTCCAGTGCAAGGTTCAGAAGAATGGATAATTGGTGGAACTATTAGATATTACCATATGTGGAAAAATCAATATGGTACAGCTATTCGTAAATTCGATCCAATTACATTTGAAGTAGGATTTAATGATTTTTTAAAAAACTAATTTTTATGACAAAAAAATATGAAATAGAAGGTTTAAATGGATATAAAAATCCAAGAAAATGTATTGTTTTAATCTTTGAAAAACATACAGGATTAAAATGGTACGTTGAAGAAGGAAATATGATTGTTAATGCAACCTACGATGAAATTAAAGAAGGTGAGAACATTTGTGAACTTAATGATGTAGATTGTTTTACTTGGGATCATTCAATAAGAACATTAGATGAATTAGAGGAGGCAGTAGAATCATGAAAACAATAACACAAGTTCGTAAATCATTTTGGGAAGCATATCCTGAATTTAAAAGTGAATACCGAAAAACATGGAGACAAAATAAATATCGAACTGACATTCGTTGTGGCTTTGTTGATTATGTTGATTATTTAAAGAAAAATGGAACGATAACTGAAAATCTTGGAAATAAAGTAACATTATGATACTAAAAGTTGACAGTAGTGAAAAAAAGTTCTATATCTGTGAATACGGATGGTCAAGCACTAATTATGTCTGCAACCTAAAAGATGTGCCAAAGGTCATTAAGGATATTGCAGACAAAGAACCATACAAAATTTACATGATTTGGAACCACAAGCTTGTTCAGTTAAGCAAAAAGAAAATGAACGAAATGTTTGAAGCTAATCGTATAAAATTTAGATTTTAAAAAACTAGTAAGGGGCTTTATTGCCCTTTACTTAATTAAATTATTATGATTATACAATACATTGTAAACTACAACGATAAAATCGTTTATTTAAAAACAAGAAAGATTGTGAAAGCAATTTTAATCGACCAACCTCAAGCAATAATTAAAAGAATAATAATATGAATTATATTGTAGCACGATTTAAAGGTAAATGTTCAGAAACAGGAAAAACAATACCTAAAGGTGAAAATTGTTTACATGATCCATTTTTAAAACAAGTCTATGCTATGGACAGCCCTAAAGGAATTAAATGGCAACAGGACGAACAAAACAGTCATCTGGAAGCAGGAAAGATGGCACAAGCTGAGCAAGAAGCTTTTTATGACAATTTTTGTCAAAGAAATAGTATTTAATTTTATATTTGTAACACTTCATAGAGAGAAGTAATTTTTATGGCAATAAATTTAAACATTACCTCAACAGTAAAAATGTTGATGGAAAAATTCCCTGAATGTAGGGATAACGATAATACGCTTATTGTAAAAGTATGGGCTGAAGAAAAACCTAC